TAGCGCATATGCAATACCTGTAATTGGTCAGGGTCAGTCAGCTTATCCAACGTGGCGCTGATTTCCTGCTTCGCTGCAACATATCGATCAATATCCCGGTCAATCTCCGCTTCAAGGTCAACGATCTTTGCAATCGCATCACCAAGCTTGTCCTGATTGCCCCCGCCAGAAACAACATCATCCTTCAATGTTGGCGTGATTTTTGTTACCATTTCTTTCAGTTGATGCAAATCTTCCAGCTTCGTGTTGATATGCGAATCATAAAGCCTGATCTGTTGAAGATATTTCTTTGGTGAATCCAGCAAACTACCACCTTCTTTCTATCGGTATCGTTCTTCAGCAGGTGCAAAAAGCTTCCCGGTGTACTGCTTCAGCTCCCTATCAAGCACGGCACGGCTATAAACCATTTCATTGTCATCTTTCAGGTCATCCGCAAAGCTTTCCATGTATTCTTGATAGACTTCCGAAAATACCCTTTCAAACTCTGCGAATTTGCTTTCACGGAAGCCCATTCTGCCAAGCGCAACAGTTACATAGTCAAGCGTTAGAACCCTTGTGACGTGCCGTATGTTTTCGTTGTGCCAATCATATTCCGCTTTGGTGCGGAACAGGCGGTAAATTCCTTTGTTTTTAGGCATGATTTTTCACCATGACCTTGTGCCCGACATATTCGTCAATGCTGATTCCAAGCGCATCCGCAAGCAATTCCAGCGTGTCAATCCGCCCAGAGCGGCTTACTTTACATTCAAGCGATCTAATAGTGCACACTGGAACCCCGGACATCACTGAAAGCTGTGCTGCTGACAGCTTCGCACTGTTTCGCGCCATGCGCATATATTCGCCCCTTGTCATTCCGTTTCACCTTCTTCATCTTCGTATTCGTCAAGGGCATCTTTCACCATGTCGATGTTGACAATAACCGTTCGCATAAATGCTTCGGACAGCAGATGACACGCAATGTTCGCCAGATCTTCAGGTGACGCATTCGCATAGGCGACACACGTTGTGCCATCTTCCAGCAGCCCGCACAAAACCGCGTTCTGCGCTTTGCCTTCTGTCAGCTTTTTGATTCCATCTTCCAGCATCCTCGCATATGGGATTTTATCACTCATCGTTTTTCCTTTCTCCGTAGTTACAGAAATCGTCTTTTCCGGTTGCGCACAGCCCAACTTCGCGCCTGCCAAGCAATTTCACATTTTTGGCGCACATATCGTGCCCCATGTATGTCCGGTAATGCTTGCAATCCCTACAACGTACAACAGGCACAGCGTCTACAGTTTTTGCCTTTTTGATTGATTCGTTTACGTCTCGGAGCGGAACACACAGAATCCCATAATGGTCATATCCGAACTCGTATCTAAGTTCTAATGCATCAGCGTCAATCAAGCGCATCGTCGTCACCGTCCATCCTCGCGCCGCAGTTGCAGTACGGCGCGTACTCGTTTATGTCTATTGCCAGTGACAACCGTATCGTCCGGCCGCAAACGCTGCAACGGTATGTCCTGCGGCCATCGTATTTCCTGAGCGCACGCCACCGCCCATGCACCACCGGCGCAACGTCGGCGGCAGGGAGATTATACAAAACGCCGATTGCGTTTGACCACGTGTTGCAGTTTTTGTTCTCGTCATTTATCGCGGCGGCTGTCAGTGCTTTATCCAGCGCTTCCCGTTCGATGTATTCAGCCATTTCCGACCCTCCTATTCCATGCTTCAGCAGCTCGTTCTTCCGTGTCGTAAATATACACACCGCCCAAAATCCCGCCATCGCACTCATAGCTTGCAATCGGGCATCCCGGATTTTCCTCGTAAGCGTGGTGAAGCATAAAGCCAAGCCCACTATAGGGACGTTCTCTATATGCCTCGTCATGCAGATTCCATTCATCATCGCACAGAACAAGGCTAACTTTACCGCCACAAAAGGGGCAAGGTTTTAATTCAGCCATCCTGCATCGCCTCCACGTAACACCAGCTTTGAGGCGGGCGCTTGATGTCATATGGCGCTGCGCCGAATCTCGTATTGCGTAATCCGGTAAACTCGCTCAGTTCGCGCGCCTCGTCGTAGATGCGCAGGTCGGAAATGTGCCAGCCATAGAGAAGCGGTGCTTTATCCCCATAAGCGTTGAGTTTTTCTTTTGAAACACACGACGCGGATATGGCTCTGATTTCGGTTTCAATATCGTCATTACCCCATTCGTTGAGTGAGAGGTAACAATAATCAAAATTTTCAGGTATTCCACGCTTACGAATTTCGTAAATTCGCTCACAGGTAAACTCGCCGATGACCTTACCGCGCTCCCCGACAAGTCTACGCGCATCGCCACTTTGCGAGCAGTAGATATAGCACTTAAACGGCGTGTTCATCTTCGGCCGGGTCTTGCGCACCTCAATCGTCTTTTCGCCGCTGGCAATCTTTTCGCACCACTTTGGACGGATGCTCAGCATGACAGCCTTACTCATCCTTCATCGCCTCCAATAAAATCATCGCAAAATTCTTTTGCAGGGCAATTAGCGCATTCTTCCGCGCAATGTGCATCAGGATCGCAAGTAAATCCACAATCTTTAACCATTGCGATTCGATCTTCGGCATTAAACCAGCAAAGTTCCGTTTTACCGGGCTGGTAGTATTTATCCGCTTCTTTTAACCTGTGAACTTCGATGTGGATAAAATCTGCATCTTCACAAGCTTCAGTATACAACGCCAAAGCCTTTGCTTTTCCTCGCGTTTCGGCAAAAACAACGGTTGCACAAAATTCGTCCTTTTCTCTGACAAGCCACGCTTTCACGCTTCATCACCCCCCCCATCTTCAAAAGCTGGTTGATAGCAGTTAAACAGCACATCATCAGTGTCACACATACAGCATGGTTTACCATCACAAGCGCTTGGCGGGTAAAACACACAAGTATCGCAACCCATCATTCCACCTCCTGCATCCAAAAATTGCGGCGGCAATCAGAGCATCCAGCAAAGTGCAGTCCATTGCAGACGTACATCTTGTCAACACTTCTTGGACACATTCCGACAACGTCGTCATCGCCCATCATGCAGTTAGGCCACTGCTCCAGAAACACATCCTGCCGCGTCTTGCGCGGATGCTCCTTTGACCACTGCTCCACCGCCGCAACAGTTTTTTCAAGAAGCTCAATGGCGTTATCACATCTGTCGCCGTGATACTGGCACTTTGCGCAATCGCTGGACGATTTACACATCCGTCTTAATTCGCTAAAAAATTCTGCCACGTCCATATTCACACCCCCATTACGCCACGCCAAACAATTTGAACACCAGCCACAGGATGAAGCTCAAAATCCAGCCAGCGGCAAATAAAAGCGCCCCACAAATAATGTTGTAAACGATGAACGCTGCGCCCTTATCGAATTTTTTCTTGGTTTCTGCATCGCCAAAAATTTTCATATTAGTTCCTTTCTTTGTCCGTCAAAAGCGACTGTACGCTATTTGGTGCCATGCCGTCAGATAGCTGCTGGATGATCTGCTGAAGCGGCAGCGAAAGCACCTGCGCTTCCTGTTCACGCTTTGCCACGATTTCATAACACTGCCGGAAATTTGCCCGGTCTGCTGTTGGATTCTCCGACAGGCACAAATTTGTAAAGCCAAGGCGTTCAACCGTTTTCCGTGTCAACGGGCCAAGTGACGCAAGCGCTTCTTTCGGCCTGTAATAGCCGTATCTGCTGATTGCTTTACAGGTTTCTTCCCACGCTTCGCCCCAGTCCGGGAGCTTGCCGTTTTGGATTTCTGCGGCAAGCTCTCTGATCTCGGCAATGGAAGGTGACCATTTATTTGTGGCCACCCATTTATTCAGCGTAGCTTCGGCAACAGGATAGGGGATATCCATAAGCTGCCGAAACCACAATTCCATTGCTTGACTGTTGGGCAAAAGATTTTCTTTGCTGTAATAGGTACGCAAGGCAGACGCGAACAGGGCAAATTCTTTTTTGTCCATTATGTTTCACTCCAATTCTCTGCCATAGTGTAAAAGTCGTTCAGTTCTTCGGCTTTTGTTTGCCGGTGATAGCCACCGGAGGCCGGTTTCCTCTGGCTCTGCTGAAGCCGGTCAAAAATAATGCCTTTCCAGTTGTTTGCCATGCATTCATCAATCAGGCTGCAAACAGCATCATCGCCGTATTGAATGGCCTTGTTTTCAACCTGCCGCAAAAGGGATTTCATGCCCTGTTCTTTGTAAGGCTCTTTGCGCTCGGTCTTATATTTGACCCATTCGCCCATTTTGTCCTGAAGCGAATCAGAAAGAAGATACTCGGGAAGAAGCCGCACGAAAAGTGTGTGTGTGGTTTCTCTTACACTCTTATTCTCTTTCTTATCTTCTTCTACATCTTCTTCTGGGCGGCTAACATTAGCCTTACCGTTAGCCTTACCGTTAGCATTACAAGAAAGAAGCTTTTGCCTTTCCCGGTATTGCCGCATATATTCTCGCTGGCTTACCCTTTTCTTCTCGAGCTGGTCAAGGTTTTGGTGCTTGCCCCAATTGGGGATAGTAATTACACCGTCAATAATTTCAACCATACCGAAGTTTTCGAAGGTCTGAAGCGCAAGCTGCACCGTGCTTTCCTTTCGCCGAAAGATAGTAGCAAGCATTTTATCCGTGTATGGAATTTTGTCATTCATCATGAACACGCCGCTATTATTCATTTTCCCGGCAAGGCAAAGCAGCTTGAACCAGATCACGATTATGGAATCCGCTTCTGGCAGGCTTTCAATCAGCAGGATTTTTTCATCGTCGAAAATATCCGTGGTGATCTTAATCCACTTAACATCAGCCATCTGCATCACCTGCTGCAACAATTGAATACTGTGCGTAGCTGGTAGGTTCGCCATAGCGATTTTTGCCGCTGACCATTTCTTTTCTGATTGTAAAGCCCAGCTTTTTCATGTCGCTGATACGGGATGCAAGGCGCATGATCCCATATTCCTGCATCGCTTCAAGGCTTGTGATGCTGCCGTAATCTTCAAGGTGTCGCTGGATAAGCTCACACTGTGTCATTTGGTTTGCCCTCCAATTCAAGGAATTTGTTCAGATACCAAATGGCCTTTTTAACATCCTCTACAGGTGTTTTGTTTTTCTTGCAGCAACGGTATATGTATTTGAAAGCGTTGCACAGACAGAATCCCTTTGTATCTTCAAGGCCAATCGCTTCAGTCATGACATCAATACATTCAAATTTCCCTGTTTCGTAGTGTTTGGGATGATTGATAACATCGTTTTCGGCTTCCAGCTCTGGGTTGGTTGCCGGTTCAAACATATCCGGTCGCGCGTTGTATTCTTCCGAATCGGTTAGCGCTGTGTTTTTGCATTCGCGACAAGGATAATCACTGGACGCAAGCGCATCATACTTACACAGTTCGCATTCCATCACAGCACCGCCTTTCCTGTAATTCCTGTGATAAGATCAGAATACGGAAGCGATTCAATCCAATCGCAGAACGTGTGCCATTCATCAAGCTTGTGGTTGCGCCGGGCGTGGTAGATATTTTGCAGCACGGCATAGTTCAAGTCCCACGTCCGAAGCTGGTTGTAGCTGGACGGAAGAAGCTGAATCATCTGCCACCACCAGCTTTTATTTTTATCTTTCAAGAACAGTTCGCGATAGCGATTCAACAGATCAACAAGCTCCGAAAGATACTCTGTCGATTCATCGTTCAGGTGTTCATGGCTGAAATCGTCCAGCGTGAATTCCTTCGCGTGAATCTTGTGCATCGTGCTGCACGAATCTGTAACTGTCCCGACCTTGTACTGATCTGCTTCTTTCCACCAATAGAGTGGTGCGGTAACGTCACACTGCACGTGAATCATCCGCATGAACTTTCCGTGATCGGTTCCGGCAGACGCAAGCTTGTACATCAAATCGTAGTCGTTATTGCCAACGACGAAACAATTTCCATTAACGACCGCGCTGTCAATTTGCGCCCATGAATTTTTAGGATTTCGCATCCCGCGAATTGCCGCTTTCCATCCGCTGGTGGAAACATTTTCGATTTTCAGCATCAGATATCACCTACTTCCCGGTGCTGCGAACGGTCGGAATCGAATCCCCAAGGGTAACGCTTCCGCAGCTTTTCAACGTTCATCTGCATGACGGTTTCCAGATCAATGCCGATAGCTGTTGCAGTCTCGGCGATGTACCAGCACACATCACCCAATTCCTTTGCAACGTGCTCCAAATTCAAAACGTGGCCTTGCATGAAGTTCTTTTTCACAAGGTCTGCGATTTCGCCGGATTCACCGGCAAGCCCCAATGCTCCATTAAGCAACCTATAATCTGGAGACAGGTCTTTATTGCTTGTCCGCATGGCAAGCTTCTGATATTCATTGATTGTCATTTCTGCTTTCCTTTCAAACTATGAAATTTCCCGGATTTCTACGTTGATGTAATCCCCATCGTGGAAGTAGTGGCAAACGCCTTTTACCCAACGGCGGCTGTCATCTTCAATCACACGTCCTTTCATTGCGTCCACAATCATCTTTCCCATGATTGCGTGATTGTCGATGTCAAGCCGGTCGTTCCAATGAAAGGTAATGACAACAGGCCGCTTGAATGGTGCGCGCCGGACGGCCTGACTGTTCATGCATGAACGAACCATCATGTGCCAGAATTCAGCGTCGCGCTTTCTTTTTGACCAGTGCTTCCCGGCGTAATAAGCGTTCATGCCGTATTCTTTCGACCACTGCTTTTGACCGGCCTTTGTCTTTGGATAAGGGATTCTGATTTTTTCGCACAGATATTTGCCCAAAGAGCCCACCCCTTAGAACGGCAATTCGCCGTCATCGTCCATGTCTGTGAACGCCTGACCTGCGTTGCTGTTTGCCGTCGCAGCCTGTCCGCTTGATCTGCTTTCACAGAATTCATGGCGGTCAACAACGACGTCCGTTGTGTAGTGTTTCACACCGTCTTTTTCATAGCTACCGGTCTGAATTCTGCCCTCAATGGCAATTTTGGTGCCTTTGTGAAGATAGTTCCCGGCGAACTCTCCGGTCTTTCCCCAAGCAACGCAATTGATGAAATCTGCTTCCTGCTGACCATCCTGCTTGAACGGTCGATCAACAGCCAAGCGATAGGAAGCGACTGCCTTGCCGGACTGCGTATATCTGATTTCGGGGTCAGCAACCAAGCGTCCGATTAGTATGACTTTATTCATTGACCATCACCCCCGAACAAAGCAGACTGAATATCTTCTGCCGGTGCTTCCTGCACAGGTTCAGACACCGGTTCCATGTCGATAACATCCGGGTCATTGTCAACATAGTCCTTCGTGCCGTCATCGTTGATAACCGCCATATCAGCATCAATGGCAGAAGCCATGTCGATAGACATGATGCCCCACTTACTGATAAGCTGGCGCAGCATCGTTTTGTATGCCATG